GTGAAATTCGGCGTGTGCGACGTTGACGCCTTTCAAAAAGAATTAGACCAATACACATATAAACGCACACATAAGATACTTCCTAATGACTTTGGATACACATTAACAACCCCAGTTAAGGAAATTGTATGCACTTGTAAACAAGACAAGGTGGTACTCAGAAAATTACTACCTACAAATGAGTTCATGAATGATGTCACATGTTACCCGTCTTGCCCTAGAATATTGTACACAGCTTTCATGCGACAATTGCGTCAACCAGTTAACGCACCACTCCAAGACAATGAAGTGATCCACAGATATAAAAACTTCTGCAACAAATTTTTTGAGACTAACATACAACCATTACTCAAAAACTTTGTATATCACATTGAGGCTTGGATCAACCACTTGGACTCATATAACAAACAGAAAGAGATATTGCCATTCTACTTTGACTATAAGAAAGGGACATTGTCTGCACAGTCATGGTATGACGACACATATACACTGTTTGCGAAAAAAGAGAAGCAGATAGTCGAAATCACAGGAAATGAAGTAAAAATGCCCAAATGTCGAGCTATTTCATCATGCCCTCCTAATGTTAAGTGGATATTGGGCCCTGTGACCATAGCACTTGAAAAACTGCTTCATGGTAAGCTGCACGGATACAAAATGCGACTGTATAATGAACCAGCGAAAACGTGGCAGCAACAGGAAGAGGTATATTGCCAAAAATATGCAGAAGGAATGGACATCAACATAGATATTGATGGCAGTGCTTGGGATTCGACACAAGTAACACACATGAAAACACTACCCAGGCTAGTCTACAACTATCTCGCACAGAACAATTTAATCAAGCATGTAGACACTGAGCTATTTACGACTATAGTGAACAAACAGTACAGGCGACTCGTAGCTAAAGCATACATCAATAAGAGAACCACAAACATATTTTCAGCTTTAGTAGATGAGACTATGTTTTCTGGTAGTCCAGGAACAACACTAGAAAACACTATAGCCAACTTATCTGTAACACATTTCATAATGAATGAGCTCAATATACCTGAAAGTGCATATGAATTAAGTTGTAGTGGTGATGACACACAACTATTAATCAAGCGCGAATACCTTGTAGATAAAATAGATGAAAGGATTATGCGCTACTGGGAAATGCTAGGACTTATGCCAAAGTATGTGAGAGTGGGCGGATATGACACAATTACCTATTGCTCAACAAATGTCATACCATATAAAGAAGCGCACACTAGAAAACAAAAATTTAAAATTGTTAGAGCGCTCAATAGAATGAACCCACTTGGCCACTGGACCACAGAATGCAATAACTATAGTGCACAAAACCTCAAACATTACTACTTACAATTAGCTAAAGGTTTTGACTATTGGGCTAACAACATGCCATTCTATACAAGCTATCAAAAAGCTTATTCAGCAATGGCTGAAAGGATATCAGGGCAACCAATAGAAAACAAGCCAGGGAAATCCAAACTCATGCTCCCAACCCATGAGCATTATGAAGTTGACAATGAGAAAACAAAATATCTGAATAGAAAGTCAACAAACACGCCTGACAATCAAAGCGTGTTTAATTTCCTATTGGAGCACTATGGCTATTCCAAATGGGACGTCCAAGAGGCACAGTATCAAATCTTGAACAGCAACATCTTCACAGAGCAACCCAC